CTGTTAGATGGTACGTCGATAGACCCATTGGACTTTGCAAGCGCTGAGGGCTCTCCTGATGGCCTGGTGTCGATGATCATTGATCACAGAGAGGTCTGGCTATTTGGATCAAACTCTGTCGAAGTCTGGTACGACGCCGGGTTGACAGACTTCCCATTGCAACGGGTTCAAGGCGCGTTTAATGAGATTGGCTGCGCTGCTGTGTACTCAGTTGCCAAGCTGGACAATGCTATCTTCTGGTTGGGCTCTGACGCTCGCGGAAATGGCATTGTGTATCGTGCCAATGGCTATACAGGTCAGCGGGTTTCTACCCATGCGATTGAGTATGCGATTGCAAGCTACGGCAACATTTCTGATGCCATTGCCTACACTTACCAGCAGGAAGGGCACCCGTTTTACGTTCTGACCTTCCCTTCTGCTGGGAAAACGTGGGTCTATGACGTATCCACCCAGGCATGGCATGAGCGAGCTGGTTTCGTAAATGGATCGTTCATAAGACATCGTTCAAACTGTCAAATGAACTTCAATAGCGAAGTCATTGTTGGCGATTTTGAGGATGGTCGAATTTACGCTTTTGACCTGAACGTGTATTCAGATGACGGGGCTATTCAAAAGTGGCTACGTTCTTGGCGTGCATTGGACACTGGCAAAAACAACCTCAAACGCACTGCGCATCATTCGCTTCAGTTAGATTGTGAGTCTGGCGTTGGGTTGAATGGAGTTGATCAATTTGACGAAATAGCCTTGCAAGCACAATCAGGTGATGATTTACTTACAGAGTCTGACTATTCAATTTTGATAAGCCAAAGCACCACTCAGGGTGCGAATCCTTTGGTGTCTTTGCGTTGGTCAGACGACGGCGGCCATACTTGGAGCAGCTACCACACTAAGTCAATGGGCCGGATCGGTGAGTTTGGTACGCGCGTTTTGTGGCGTCGTCTTGGTATGACTCAGAAGCTGCGAGATCGTGTCTATGAGGTCTCTGGCACAGATCCGGTGAAGATTGCCATAATGGGCGCTGAACTTATAGCAAGTGGCACCAATGCTTGACATTACCAACATTCCGCCCCCGAGGGTGCCATTGATTGATGACCGTACAGGTTTGATGTCGCGGGAATGGTATCGGTTTTTGTTGAGCTTGTTTCGTTTGACCGGAGGCGGATCGAACGACATTACGCTGCAAGATCTACAACTTGGCCCCCAAGCGCAGGTGGATTTTGGAGACTTGAACGACTCGTACAATCAGGCTCAATTAGCAGCAAATTGTCTAAGCGCCCAACAAGTTGCAGAAAACTCGCAGCTTTTGCCTGCAAATGACAATGCGCAATGGTTGCAGTCTCAGATGCAATCAATTGAGCTACAAAGCCAAGTCAGCACGCTGTCGTCACAACTGTCTGACGTGCAGAATCAGCTTCAGGCCTTAAGCCTATCTCCAGCTCATACGCCACATATCCCACGGTTGCGTTACGGGTCATTTTTTGACACGACTACGCAAACAGCTGCGGCCATAAACACCGCTTATGGCATGACCTTTAACACCACTGACATATCAAATGGTGTGACAATAGGTTCGCCAACATCGCGTGTTTATGTGGATACGAAAAATGTCTACAACATTCAATTTTCTGCACAATTAGACAACACCAGCGGCGGTAACCATCTGACTTATATTTGGCTTCGAGTGAACGGTGTTAATGTTGCAAACTCGGCGGGCCAAGTTCGATTAAAGGGCACCGATGGCGAGCTAGTGGCGGCTTGGAACTTTATACAGGCACTGAATGCTGGCGATTACTTTGAGTTGATGTGGTCAGTGAGTGACACGTCTGTACAGATAACCAGCAGTGCGGCAGTTGCTCCAGTGCCTGCAATTCCTTCCGTCATTTTGACGGTGACTGATAACATCAGCGCGTAAGAAAGAAATACAAATGGCCTCACTTACACCACCTCCAAAGATGCAATTCTTCGCAGCCGATGGCACGCCGTTGGTTGGAGGAAAGCTGTACACATACGCCGCAGGTACGACAACGCCATCGGCGACCTACACCGATTCAACTGGGGCATCTGCTAACACCAATCCAATCATCCTTGATTCGCGTGGTGAGGCTAACGTCTGGCTCAGTGGCAGTTTGTATAAATTTGAGCTGAAAGACAGCGTTGATGCGCTAATTTGGACTGTCGATAACGTCGGTAGCGTGAGTTCTTACACTGGTACCGGCGCCATTGTTTTGGCGAATGGTGCAACGCTCACTTCTGCCATTCTTAACTCGGCGACACTAAATTCTGCGACTATCACATCCTCGACTTTAGATTCCGCTACCTTAAATTCTCCAGTGTTGGTAACTCCGGCGCTTGGGACTCCTTCGGCCGTTGTTTTGACCAATGCCACAGGGTTGCCATTGTCTACAGGCGTTACAGGATCTTTGCCGGTAGCAAGACTGGCAAATGCCGGGTATGAGCTGGGGATGCGAAACCGCCTTATCAATGGCAACATGCAAGTTGCGCAGCGTGGAACGAGCTTTAGCGGGTCTCCGTTCAACGGCTATACGTTAGACCGTTGGAGGCTTGATCGTACCGGGTCTGGATCAACAACTGTTACACGTACCGCAAGTTTTAGTTACGGCGGCGCTTATGTTGTTAATGTGTCAGGTTCATATGGCGTAGGTCAGTATCAAGATTTCAAGCAACGAATTGAATTCTTAAACTGCGCGGATTTGGTTGGCAAGACGGTCACGCTTAGTTTTATTGCATCAGGGAGTACCACTGCCGGCAGTGTGGAACATTCGGTTTTTCTGAACTATGCAAATTCTTCAGATGACTTTTCTTCAGTAACCACAATATCTAGCAGTTCTGTTGCAATTACAAACACTGCAACAGCTTTTTCTATTACGTTTTCTAACTTGCCTGTTGGCGCGGCCAACGGGCTTGAAGTGTTGTTTAGGTCTACGCAAAGCGTAGCCACTGGGACAATCACACTGAGCTTAGGCGGGGTTCAGCTTGAACAAGGAGACAACGCTACGCCTATTGAGTATGTCGATGTCTCAACGCAACAGGCTAGATGCCAACGGTATTTTATTGCATCATCTTTCTATCTTGCCCGATACATCAATGGCGCTCAAACTTTTCCAGTCGGCACTCTTTTTAACAAAGTAACGAGCCGGTTAACTTCACCAACCATTACACTTTCTAGTGTCAGTTATGGTTTGTGTTCTGGAGCATTCGTGTCTAACATCACCCAAGATTCGTTTGTGGTAAATGCCACAAGTTCATCTAATGCTGAAGCAACTTTGGGTGCAAATTACACAGTAGACGCGGAACTTTAAATTAAGGAAATGCCATGACCGTTACCGTCAAAGTCCTGATCCCAGGCAAGATTGCTGAAGCCACGCAGACCACGCAGTACACCGCAACCAACGTCACGACCATCATTGACAAGTTCACTGCGACCAACTACAGCGCAGCGGCTGCAACAATCTCTGTTAACTTGGTGACTGGGGGCGACACCTCTGGTAATCAAAACTTGATCACTAAGACCAAGACATTGCAGCCTGCCGAGACATACACTTTCCCTGAGTTGGTGGGGCAAGTTCTGAACTCAAGCGGGTTTATCTCGACCATTGCTGGAACGGCTACATCAATCAACATTCGAGCAAGCGGGAGAGAGGTATCGTGATCACTCATCACTTCAGCTCTGGGGTGTACGCCAAAGAGACTCGCATAGCGGCGGGTAGTTGGCTGGTGCAACATGCTCACCTACATAGCCACCTGTCTATTTTGGCAAGTGGCTCTGTTGAGCTGATGGTGGATGATAAAACTTCTGTCATTCACGCACCTGCTTGCCTGACAATTGAGGCAGGCAAGCACCACGGCGTAAGATCAATCACCGATGTCATTTGGTACTGCATTCACGCAACCAACTGCGCCGATGCTGATGAAGTTGATAACGTGATTGTTGCGCCGATGAACAAAGATGCTGTGTTGGAACTGGCGCAGAAACTAAAAGGGGATTGATATGCCGTGGATTGGTGGAGCAATTGCTGGTGGTGGGGCCTTGCTTGGAGGGTTGTTTGGTTCAGATGCCGCCAGCGATGCCGCAGCAGCTCAAGCCGCGTCTGCGGATCGTGCCGCACAACTCCAGAAGGAGATGTTTGAGCGCCAGATCCAGCTACAGGAACCTTTCCGCCAGGCTGGACTAACAGCGCAGCAGCGCTATCTGAATATGCTTGGCCTACAAGGTCAGGCTCCGACCATGCGTTCAGAAGCAGAGCTTCGCAATGCTTTGGCGGCTCAATACATGCGCCCAGGTACTGAAGGCCGGTATGAAACCAGTTATGTTGGCATGGGTGGAGACGCTGGTGGGCAACAAGTTTTTGTACCCGGTACGCCTGGCGTTCAAGACGAAGCTGGCCTGAATGCAGCCATTCAAGCTGAAATGGCGCGTGATCGCGCTGCACAGCAGGCGTATGAAGCTGAGAGGCAGGCACCTGGCTTTGGCAAGTACGCTCGTGACTTTGGCATGGAGGATTTCCAGCAAGACCCTGGTTACGCTTTCCGCATGAGCGAAGGATTGAAGGCTCTGGATCGTCAAGCAGCAGCCCGAGGTGGGCTTATCTCTGGTGCGGCTCTGAAGGGTGCGCAGCGTTACGGCCAAGAGGCTGCTAGTCAAGAGTTCACAAATGCCTTCAATCGTTATCAGACCAACCGAGCCAATCAGTTGCAGCCTTTGCAATCCTTGATGGGCACGAGTCAGACGGCGGCTAATACGCTTGGAAATGCTGCTCAGGGCTACGCACAAGGCGCTGGTGAGGCTTACATGGGCGCAGGCAATGCTCGGGCCTCTGGGTACATGGGGCAAGCTAACGCGCTGTCTAATGCTCTTGGGCAAGGGATCAACATTTACCAAGGGCAGCAGTTTTTGAACAACATGCGGTTCAGGCCGGGCGGCAGTAACTATGGCGGCGGAGCACAAGGCTCTGTTCAAGGCAACCCTGATTACCCATACGACCTTTAATCATGCCAATCGACCCAAGAATTGCAATGGGCTATCAGGCCCCACAGATTGAATCTCCGCTGAATCAATTTGCCAAGTTTCAGCAGATTCAGAGTGCGCAGCAAGAACAGGATATAAATGCTTTGCGTATGCAAGAGGCTCAAGCAGCTTCTGAAGAACGCAATGCTTTAAGGCAACTCAATCCAAGCTCGCCTGAATACGGTCAACAGTTGTACAAAGTCAGCCCACAGCTTGGGGCTCAATACGCCAGAGACATGGCGGCTACTAGAGCAAGTCAAGCAAAAGAAACGCAGTCACAGACTTCTGCTGCTCAGACTCGTCAACAGATGCTAGCGCAAGCTCGCAGGGACATTAGCGGCAACCCATCTGACGCTCAAATCATGGCGCATACGGAAGACATTATCGCTTCCAATCTTTTCACGCCAGAAGAAAAAGCAAAATCAAAAAAGACTCAAGATATGTTGTTGAGCATGCCTTTTGAACAACGTAAGGCATATCTTTCTCAACAAGGCGCAGGCGCTGGTGATCTTGCCACTAAACCAGCAGCGAAAACAGATCTCGCAAGGCTGATTGAGGAACAAAAGCAATTCCAACCTGGGACGCCAGAGTACAGTTTGTATCAGCAAGCAATTGCCAAGGCAACAAAGCCATCACAAGGCGTTCAAGTCAATGTCTCAACTGGGACGGAAAAGAAATATGGGGAACGCTTTGGCAGCATCGTTGCTGAATCTGATGCAGCAAAACTTGCTGCTGCTGAAAGTGCTCCGCAAGTCGCTGCAACGTCTGACAGAGTATTGGATATTTTGGAAAGCGGCAAAGTCATCACTGGGACTGGAGCGGATTTCAGGCTGCAACTAGCCAAAGCGTTGAATCTTGCTGGGAACACAGATGCAGAACGAATTAGAAATACCGAGCTGCTTGGGTCATCTTTAGCAGACACAACATTAGGCGCTATTAAAACGTCTAATCTTGGAACTGGTCAAGGGTTTACAGACAGAGACCGCCAGTTCTTGGAAAAAGCAAAAGCCGGTCAAATTACATTTGACGCAGGATCTCTTAAAGAGCTTGCACGTCTAAGTAGACTTGCCGCAGAAAAAAGCGTTGAGTCGTGGAACAAACGAGTTCAAAAAATGCCGTCTTCTGCCCTTGAAGGAACTGGAATTTCAACTGATCCAATTGTTTTGCCAAAAAGAAAAGAGCAAAAAACTAGCATACCAGCCGCTGCTATTCAAGCACTGCAAACTGGGCAAGGTACCCCAGAACAATTTGATGCAATCTTTGGTGCCGGTTCCGCGTCAAAAATTCTTGGTAAGGGGAAGTAAATGGCAGAAAACCCTTTTGCACAATTTGCTGCACAGACAAAATCTTCTTCTGTCAACCCGTTTGAGCAATTTGTAACACAACCCACCGTCAGCGAAATACCTACACGCCGAGATTACGCTTTAAGCGAAATACCGGGCCAAGCTCTGAGAAACGCTCCAGAAAGCGCTGGAAAGTTTGTTGGAGGAATTGTGCAAGCCGTTACCAGTCCTATTGAAACGGCTACAGGTCTTCTTGATGTTGCTACGGGAGCATTGCGCAATGTGCTACCTAAAAATGTTGTAAATTTTATTGATAAATTTGACAACAACCCAGAAGCCACGCAACGCGCGATTCAAGCTGCTAACGCTATTGGCGGAATGTACAAAGACAGATATGGCAGCTATGAAGGCATAAAGCGGACTTTTGCAGAAGATCCTGTTGGAGCCGTTGCAGATTTATCAACTCTGTTGACTGGCGGCGGAGCTGCTGCATCCAAAATTGGAATGGGCAGAACTGGAAGCGCTTTAAGCAAAGCTGGAGCAGTGATCAACCCAATGGCGCCAATAGCGCCAATTCTTGAGCAGCCGGTAAAACTTGCAGCAAAAGGTGTTGGTTCTGTTTACAACGCTTTGGATCCAAAAGCTGCGGCGTATCTTTCGGCAGTAGAAGGACGAGGGCAAGAAGTTGTAAACGCTTTGCGTCAGCCCTCAGAAATTGTACCTGGCAGTTTGCCAACCGCAGCACAAGCCGCTTCACCTGTGGGTGTTACAAAGTTTTCCGCCCTTGGTGAATCTGCTGCTCGCACTAGCTCAACCCCGTTTTATAAGCGCGGTGAGGCTCAAAAAGCGGCACAACTTGCAGCGGTTCAAAAAGTTGGAAAAACTCCAGCGGATTTAGCAGCAGCAGAAGCCACGCGCAGTTCTACTGCCAGCTCGCTGTATGGCATATCCAAAAACACTTTAGTTCCCGCAGACCCTACGTTAACGACGTTGCTTAGCCGACCATCAATGAGCAAAGTGATGGCTAGAGCTGAAGATCTAGCCAAAGAACGAGGCCAACCGTTTCAAGTTGGTCAAAACAGACCAGCTCAAACAGTCCCTTCTACAATTCTGGATTCTTCTGGCAATCCTATAGGTCAAACTGTGATCCCAGCAGAAGTTGCAAAATATCCAGGGAGCAGTCTTCACGCAATGAAGATGGCATTTGATGATTTGATTAAGAACCCAGAAAGATTCAGCATTGGAGCTGCTGAAGTAGGGGCGATCAAATCAACTAGAGCTCAGTTTTTAGATTGGGTGGAAAACAAGGCCCCAAGTTACAAAACCGCAAGAGAGACATTTGCAGAACAAAGTAGGCCTATTAATCAAATGGAAGTAGGGCAGTTTCTTGAAGGCAAGCTAAAACCAGCATTGGGTGAAGAATCGGCGCGGCTTCGTGCGACAGGGTTTGCTGGAGCAATGGAAAACGCCCCTGCAACCATTAAACGAGCCACTGGTGAAGCTCGATTTGAAAAGTTATCCGAAGTTCTTACGTCGGATCAACTTAAAATTTTAGAGGATGTTAGGTCAGATTTGTCTCGTTCTGCCGCAACGGAGATTCAAGCGAAAGCAGCCCGTGGTTCTGGGCCAAATGTTAATTTGCTTGGTACAGAAGCAATGGGCGGCGCTCGTTTCCCAGGATTTCTTAACAACGTGACGACTGTAGCCAACGATCTTCTTAGAAGAATGAAAGGCAGCTTAGATCAAAAGCTCGCCATTGAGTTGGCTACAGAAATGCTTGATCCTTCAGCCGCAGCAGCAGCTATTGAAAAAGCAATGGCGCGTCAAGCAAGAGGCCAGAAACTAGCCGATCCATTTAAAAAAGCTGGCAAAGTCGCATCCAAAGTTCTGCGTACTCCTGCTGCTGTTAACATGCTTTCTCCAACAGAAGAAGTTCAAAATTCATTTGTTAAAGAGTAAACAATGGAAACCCAATTCATCTTCAACATTGCAGTCAGCGTAGCAGGCTTCTTCGGTGGCTGGATCTTGAGTCACATCTACCGGGCTATTGAGCGACTAGATATGGACATTCGATCAATGCCATCCAGGTACGTTCGACGCGATGACTACAGAGATGATATGGGCGAGATCAAGGTTTTGTTGGGCAAGATTAGCGACAAGTTGGATCACAAGGTAGATAAACCATAATGCTCACACTCATCAGCACCATTTGTTCCTTCTTGGCTGGCGGCTTGCCTAAGTTCTTGGAGTTCCTCCAAGATCGAGGTGACAAGCGGCATGAACTTGAGCTGGCAAGGATGCAGGTGGAGCGTGAGTTGCAGTTGCGCAAGCTAGGGTTTGATGCTGAGGCAAAGCTGGAAGAGATCCGTAACGTCCAGCTGGAGATGGAGGCGGTCAATCAGCAGATCCAGTCTCGGATTGGCGCCCAGGTTGAGGAAACTAAATCCATTTACGTCCACGATGCAGCCATCCAAGACGGCACCAGCACATGGGTCAGGAACCTGCGGGCCAGTGTCCGGCCAGTCATTACTTACGGCTTCTTCCTGCTGCTTGTCCTGATTGACATTGGGCTATTCGTGCATGGAGTCAGGATGGGCGCATCGTTTGATGCTTTGGCCGTTCAGTTATGGGATGAAGGCACCCAGGCGCTGTTTGCTTCCATCATAGCGTTCCATTTTGGTGGTCGAGCCTTCGGGAAATGAAGACCTCCAAGGCAGGGATTGACCTCATTAAGCACTTTGAAGGTGTCCGGCTTAAGCCTTATTTGTGCCCTGCTATGCTCTGGACGGTTGGAGTGGGGCACGTTCTTTACCCTGAGCAGCATTACCTATCGTTGGACGGTAGGCGACACCTGCCGTTAAAGCTGGAACATCGGCGCAGTTTCACACAGGATGAGGTGAATGGACTTCTACGAAACGACCTTTATCGTTTTGAATCGGGCGTGGCAAGACTATGTGGAGCAAACCTGCCGCAACATCAATTTGATGCTCTGGTTAGTTTCGCATTCAATCTCGGGCTTGGCACCCTGCAAAGATCAACCCTCAAAATGAAACTGACCCGAGGCGACATAAACGGCGCAGCGGATCAGTTTCTAAGATTTAACAAGGCAGGAGGAAAGATCCTGCCTGGCCTGCAACGTCGTCGAGTTGCAGAAAGATTGTTATTTCTTGGCTTACAAATAAATGCCAAAAAAGATAACTATCAAGAACCCAAAAACAGTTAATTTTGAGACAGTGCAAAACATCTTGTACTCCGCACAAGAGCAGAGAGACTTATTGCAACATGAGCCAGTGCAATTCATACGATCTCACCTTGTAATCGTTTGGCAACCAAAGTTGCATATCCTGCAATGTCAACCCAACTATCCACATAGTTTGGATCACCGTTGACAATGCGCCCAAGTTTATGGGCGATCATTTCCAGCGCCTCAGCTTGATCGTCTGACAGCTTATAGTTCATGTTGGCAAACATTGTCCTTTTGAGCTCTTGGGTAATTCTTGCGTGCTCAACAAATTTCCCGTAACGCTCTCCGCGTTCTTGCAGTGTTGTGTCAATGTCCATTGTTTCCTCTTATGTTGATTTAAATCTCATTTTGATTGGAACACCAAGCTGGAACACGCTGTTTACCATCTTGGATTTTTTCTGCTTGTACCGCCGTTGGTTTTCAGCAGGCGATGCTTTTGGCATCAACTTGTCCTTCTTGTCGCCTATCGCGTAAATCGGTCTAGGATACCGCCTAGCTCCTTCAGAATCGTAAGTCCAGTCAAGGATATACACCCGTTTTGGTTTAGTAACGCTTTGCCTCATTAAGCGGCCAAGAATTGCACCGCTGCTGCTTTTAGTTGTGCCAATCTGCGCACAAATTTCTACGCTGGTCATCGGGCCGAACTCCTTTAATGCCCTCAGCATATCTTCGCCTCTGCCTTGTTTTTTTTGCATTAGATTTCTCGAATTTAATGGCGGGGGCGCTTGGCTCACCAAGTCTTACCTTTTAAGACCCCCAAAAACTTACAGCAGCTTTTCTATCTTGGCGTCAACGATGCCATCACAATGCTCAATGATGAACTCGCCAACTTGCTGGGCAGTCATCAAATTCTGCTCGAACTGCTTAAAAGCCCACAGAATTTCACCGACGTCAATCTCGGCAGAGTCCATATCATTCAAAACTCGAGCACGTGCGCCTTGATATCTTTTTTCCGCTTCCTCTTGACGCTTGAAATATTCGTTCAGATCGGTGTCGTTAGAGCAAAACATTTGGAGTCCTTCCGGTTGTTTGGTTGCGGTGTGTGTATTGTGCAGATTTGACAACACAATGTCAATTATTTATTGAACGGTCTTACAACAATGTCATCCTTTCGGCCCCTGCCTGCCAGTAGATCCCTGAACCTAGCCTCTGTTCTGACGTGGCATTGCATTAACGTCCTGGCGGGCACCGATGTGATGACTTCCGCATAGTCTTCCAAGACAGCCCGGAGTGCTGCTATCCCCTCTCCGGTAAGCCTGAGCACATTGTGCTTCTTGTAACGCTCTCCAGCCTCAGCAAGGGCTTTTATGGCGTCATTCAGTAGACCGCTGGCATCTGAACACACACCCATTTCGGTCAAGGTCTCCATCATGTTCACGGCATCAGAGCAGGCAATCCAGTCGTGGAACGTTGGTGCCTCGGCTTGCTCAAGCGACCTAAGCCCCTCGTACATCTTGAGCAAGTGATGCCTTTGCTTTGCCTTCGGGATAGGCTCTGTTGCACTAGCCATCAACAGATCCCAATGCGAGTAGGTTGGGCGATCTCTATTCTTCTTCATTGCAGAATTCCAAGATGTGTTCTTTTGCAACTTCGGCGCCTTTGCATACGAGAACCAGGTAACCAATGTTGCGCAAGTAGGCTATCCAGTCCGTCTGTTCTGGGCTAATTACTCCGCCCTTCTTGCGCTTCATCTCAATCCAGACGTTCCATTCAGGGATGAACAGATCCGGTACACCTGCTGACACGCCTTCAGCCTTTAACCTGGCAGCGGTTGAAATGCTTCTGGCTCCTCCGTTCGGGATTGCAATGATCCGCACCCCTTTGCAATGCTGGCGGAACCACTTCACGAACTCTCGTTGTTCTTCGTGTTCTGTTGGGATGTCATTCTTCTCCATTGATTGCTTTCTGTATGAGTTCCATTTTCATCTGCAAATCAACAAGTTGGTACAGAGCAGACCGATATCCCTCCCATGCTTGCTCTGCACGTTTACGCTCTACTTCCAACAGCCTAGATATTCTTTCAAATTTCAGTTTTTCTTGCTTGTTCAAAATGGAACCTCCTCTATCCACTCAGGACAAGAATTTAAACAATTGGTAAATTCATCAGGCGGTTTCACATCAAACAGCGCACACCACCCAGCTTCGTTGTAGTTGTCGCAAGTGTGGCAACACCTCGGCACGGGTTCTTTCTTTCTTGCTCTGAACAGTACGACAACTTCAGGTTCTGGCGGTCTGCTCATTTCCATTCTCTCCGTATCACTCGGTAAAATTTGCCATCCTTTTTGTACTCCACCAGTGACGGGGGATGTGAACCCTTCATTGATGCAACTGCTTCATCCAAGCCTTGCGCACTTGTATGAACTCCTGCGCTTCTGGCGATAGTGATGAAGTTTTGCGCAGCTTTCTGGCCCGCATAGCCATCATGCATGACTGGCAAGTACTCGGTCACAGGGACATCACTCAGCCCCCCGTAATAAGTCACAGCCAACATCTCTTTTCCACTGGTGCGGCTTAAATGCTTGCGCCACGTCCAGCTGGTGACCTCCATCTCAATCCCTTCAATGCCCATGATGTCGTCAAGATGGAGAGTCAACTCCTTTTTGACTGGTGGCGGGAAAGGGTGTCCGCATGCCGGGCAAGTTGTCGCAGAGATAGCGCACAGCTCGTCACAGTTATCGCAAACCTTAACAGGTGCCTCACCGTTACCGGATCCAGCCTTCTTAGGTGGTTGGACGTTGGTAATTGGCCCGTGCGTACTGACCACCCCGGCAAAGTCCAGAACTAGACAATGATCGGTGTGACTCTTCGGCCTGAGACCTCGGCCGGCCATCTGAACGTAAAGAGCTGGAGACATCGTCGGCCGAAGCATGGCAATCAGGTCAATATCAGGGTAATCAAAGCCCGTCGTTAGCACATTGGCGTTGGTTAATGCCCTGATTTGCCCGGCTTTGTACTCCTTTAGACAATTTTCCCGCTCTGCTTTAGGGGTTTCCCCTGTAATGCACTTTGCAGTCACTCCGCAATCATTCAGCACATCGGCAACCGCATGAGCATGCTTCACGCCAGCACAAAAGAACAGCCACGCCTTGCGGTCTCCTGCCAGCCTAATGACTTCTTGCACAGCAGCTAGATTGTTCTCGTCCGTGTTTACTGCGGCCTGCAACTCGGACTCTATGTACTCTCCGCCCCTCTTGTGTACACCAGCGACATCTAGCTGAGACTTGGTTACTTTTGAACGTAATTGGGACAAATGCTTCTTGTGAATCAGCTCCTCAATGCTAACCGGCTCAATCAGATCATCAAACAACGCGGGCTTGTCAGTGATCAAACCATGCCCCAGGCGGTAGGGTGTGGCCGTAAGACCAACAATCCGCATGGCTGGGTTGATCATCTTTAACTCGGCCAGCAGAGTACGATAACCGCCCTCCTCTTTGTGGTTCACTAGGTGGCACTCATCAATCAGCACCAAGTCAATGTGTCCCAACAGCTTGGCCTTACTTCGTACCGACTGAATGCCGGCAAAGGTAATCGGCTCACCAAGTTGCTTTTTACCTATGCTTGCACTATAAATACCCATTGGCGCCCCAGGCCAATGGAGTCTCATTTTCTCCGCGTTTTGCTCAATCAGCTCCTTCACATGAGTGAGCATCAAAACCCTGGTCTCTGGCCACTGCTGCAAAGCATCTTTGCACAGCGCAGCAACGATATGGCTCTTACCTGATCCGGTGGGAAGCACCAAACAAGGATTGCCTTCGTTGCCCGCAGCAAACCATGCGTAGAGCTGATCGATAGTGCGTTGTTGATAGTCGCGTAGCTTCATATGCTCCCCCACTGAGCGGCCATAGCGTCTGCAATCCCTTGATACGTTTTGGAACGTAATTTCCATCTATCAGTCGATGGGGGCATCCGATGAATCCGGGCCTCTCTGCCTTCAACGATGTCGGTCGGCGTAAGTAGCGGTAGACCTTTCAGCCAAAGGCAAGTTGCTTTTGTTTCTCCGTGTCCGAACTGCCAAGGATGAACAATCTGGTCGGGCTTGCGCCAAACAGTTGACATGATGCAGATCGGGTTCTCGATGGCCATACGAGGGATGTCCGCGTTGGCCAGCGCCATAAAGAAATCAACCGCTGCTTGCTGGCGTCCATCCTTGCGCTTCGCTTCGAAGTGCCGTGCCCCACTCACTGACAGGTGTGTGCATGGCGGGTGAGCGATCATCAGATCCCACCCGTTGTTGATGATGTCGAACACGTTCCCTTGGTAGTGCGACCCGGGCGTGTCAGTTGGTAAAAGGTCGCAACTCATGGCGTCATGCCCTCGTGCAATGAATGCGTCTCGCACAGCGCCGGAGTATTCACAAGCAATTAGTACTTTCATCCAGTCACCCTCGCCCCAGGCATTGCGCCTGAATTTTTGCAAGTCTTCATGTACGTAACCCAAATGGTGCTTCCAGTTTTACCCGTGAAGTCACCAAACAAAGGTTCTGCCGGAAAAGAACGAAGCAAATCTTTGGCTTTAATGTTTGCCTCATTCCATTTGAAGATCAAAACTCCGCCCGGTGCAAGAACACGCCAACACTCGGTAAAACCGGCAACAATGTCTGCCTTCCAAGTGTCTTTGTTCAAAAGACCATACTTCTTGTTAATCACGCTTTTCATTGAACCACTGGTTAAGTGTGGCGGGTCAAAAACAACCATCTTGAACACACCATCTGGAAAAGGCATATCACGAAAGTCTGCAATCTCGTCTGGTTTAACGCACCATCCTGGGTTCCAGTTGTTTTGAAATGCGCCTTTCTCAACTTCTCTGCAATCCATGAAAAGCGCGTCAGGATTTTCCTTGTTCCACCAAAACATCCGGCCACCGCAGCAGGCGTCGAGTATTTTTGGATATTCATTTTCTGTTTTCATCCCGTCACCCTAGCCCCCGGCCATTCGGCCCTAAGTTTCTGAACTTCTTCATCTGCACAAGCCTCGGCGTTGGCCAGCAACTCTTTGCTTGAGTACACCCCCGGCCCTGGTTCTCCGTTAACCAACGTTTTGCCTTTGATGACGTAAACAGCCTGCCATTCGTTTGAGCTGTCTTTACGCTCCCAAGGCACCAGATCCGGGTGCAGCACGTGAGCCTCGCATCCGTGGTGCTGTGCATCAGTTGGAATAATGTCATCCCACCTAGCACAATGCCACGTGCTATCACTCAAAGCCGATGAATGCGCACAGGTGCGACAGTTCACTTCCTTGGTGGTCTTGCTGCCAAAACATTGATCATGGCCTGGGCAGTATTTGCACTCGTACCATGTTGGATCAACGCTCAACGGCTCCGGCATGCGGTCAGACAAAGTGATTCGGCGGCCCCGATCCACAAACTTCTGAGCAGCTTCCTTGTCCAGGCGCACACGCTCTGTGTAGAGCCGATCATCATCTTTGCAGACCGCCACATACAGAGCACGATCCAACCCAGTGCCCCACATGTAAACCTGCATCTGAGCCCAGTGCATCGGCTTGGCGGCTTGCACACCCTTTGAATTCAACTCATTAAAAGACTTTAACGAATGAGTCTTGAACTCAGCGATGTGAGGAGTCTTAACAGCACCTGGCACGCCTTTTTCAATACGGGCATCAATCGAGCCAGACACATGGCAATCAAAATCAACCCGGCTCTGGCCTTCAGAGGGAGTCCTAACATCAAGCCCAATTGCGCGAAGATCATTGATAATTTGCTGCTCTTCATTGTGACCCCTGCGGAATAGCCTCAACATGCGGCCAGAAAACTTTTCAACGACCGCCCACCTAAATGACAGCCACAGCCAGCGGTCACACTTGTGACCCAGCATTGACGCGCCAAGGTGAGGGCGTGGTCTTTCTTGTTTTGCCTCGTGTACTTCGTCGATCAAAGTTGGTATAGAATCAAGTTCTGGAATTTGCAATTTGTCCTCCGTTTCTGCCTAAAAAGCAGTTGCAACAGCCCCTCTCATGAGGGGCTTTTTTTTGGGTGGGGGTACTTGCCTCGCTGGTGAGATTCGAACTCACGGAGACCCAAGTATTGCCCGTGGCGGCACTCAAGTCCCTCTAGCCACATCACCAATAGACCAACCTCTGGCACAGCAAAGCTTTCCCCCCGAAACTTACTTCTTAACCCAAAAAGGTGCAGCTTTTGCGTTCGTGGGCGCAGAAGGTGCGGCAGAAGGCAAGCCAGAGATTGCGTCTACAACAGCCTTGAACCCTTTGACCTTGTTGTAATCACCATACTTCTCATCGGCTTTTACATCCAGCTTGATGACCAAGTTTCCGCCGATCAACTGGTCAGAATCGGTAACGCGGGCAAGCCCGATTGCTCGCATAATTTCGCGGAGTTGCTGACGCCCAATATCCTCAGTTATTGCGCTCTCATTCTTGATGTTGAGATTGCCAAAAATGACGCGGCCTTCGTGAGTAGGGCCAGTAATTGAATACTTTACGGCAATGTACTCGCCCGTTCCTGACTTGGTTTCCTTTACTTCTGCGCCGGAAATGGTCGCAGAGTACCAGCCAGCAGGCAGGGGGCTAAAGTTCTTGCTAGCTTCTGGCAGGTCGGAAACGTCAAATGATTGAGAGAGGAATGCCATGATTAGTCCTTTCGTGTAATTGCAAAAGATGGCCGTGAGGCCGTGGTGGTAATTGCGTCAAGCAGAGGAGTTGTGATTGACTCATGAGCAGACTTCCACACGCTCATGTTGATCTCTGGCTTCCATCTGAACAGACTGGCGAGGTGTTCGGTTAAACCGGCTTCCTCTGCTATGGCTTGCAGCTTATCAGAATTGACCTTTCGGTCAAGCCTGCTAGCTATCTTTATTTCGTAGAACCCGGCTCGCTCGGTGGTGGTACCCTCCAGGTTCTCCGGCAAGGCCATGGCCTGAACAATCTGATCTTCAATGGTTCTGCGGCGTGTTGTTGCTTCCTTCTCTTCCAGCTTTGCAGCTTCC